GGTACTCCTGCCTTTCAATGGCAGGGAACCGGATGCAGCGCAGCGGCGGTACTTCAATTCCGCGAACCTGTGGTTGAAGCGTAACCGCCCGGAGCTGAAGGTCATCACCCGGCGTGAAAAGAATGGGGTGCGTGTATGGTTCGCGGAGCGCTCCGGTACCTGAAGAGGTGTTGACAATCGTGTGCGGATCACATTACCTTGTACGGTACCCCAACCACGGAGCAAGGACCCATATGGCAGGAGAGGTTGCGAGAACTATGAGTCTGTGTGAACAGCTCATCACGGCGGCCTCCGCGTGCAAGCTACCGGATACCGCTACCCCTCTGGATCGTTATCTCGCGCTCTGGAACTTATACCAGTTTCTCGACGATGTACCAGCGTTGGACATCTTCCTGTCGGTCAGTTACACTCTCGAAATGCTCGCCCCGCTGTTAAGCGACCACGACCGTGATGTAATGCGCACTCACGGCTGTTCCTTTCCGGAGGATTGGGACAACCCACGTGAATTCTTCAGTCAGGAAGGGGAGGAAGAGTAATGGACTACTTCGCCACTCTCCAGCGGTGGCTCGAGGTAAGGCAGACTCTTGCTATTGCTAAGGCAGAAGAACAGCAGTTACGGGAAACGCTGTTCACGCTTACCTTCACGGCACCAAAGGAAGGTGTCAACACGCACTTGTTTTCAGACGGTTCAGTGCTCCGTGGTACGTACGTCATCAACCGTACCCTGATCAAGGATAACTTCGCAGAACGCTACGCGAAGTTGAAGTTGCCGGAAGAGAAGAAAGCCGCTGTCATTGTTCCAGAACCGAAGTTTGTGCTGTCCGCGTACCGTGAACTGACGGACAAGGAACAGCGCGCCTTTGACCACATTCTGACCATCAAGCCGGGCCTTCCGAAGCTCGAGTTCGTACCCAAGGGAACATAATGGCACTCGAATTCACCAGCACACATCGAGAAGCCAGACTCCACGGTGTCAAGTTCTTGGTGCACGGGCAGGCGGGGGTCGGTAAGACCCCCCTCTGTGCCACCGCACCCACACCGTTGATTCTGAGCGCGGAAGCCGGTCTGCTGAGTACAGCGCACCTTCCGGACATTCCGGTTATCAAGATTCGGAACTTCACGGAGATGGCAGAAGCGTACCGCTTTATCACCCAAAGTGAGCACGCACGACACTTCGAGACGATTTGCCTCGACTCGCTGACGGAGATCGCGGAACAGTGCCTCGCCGCGGAGAAGGGTAAGAGCAAGGACCCGAGACGTGCCTACGGTGAGATGCAGGACACAATGATTCAGCTGGTCAAGGACTTCCGCGACATTCCCGGCAAGCACGTTTATTTCAGCTGCAAGCAGGAATGGCAGAAGGACGAGGTCACCGGGGTAATGATCTACGGTCCGATGATGCCCGGCCAGAAGGTCGGACCGCAGCTGCCGTACCTGTTCGACGAAGTATTCAGCATGGAGTCTGCCAAGACTCCAGAAGGTGTCCACTACAGTTACCTGCGTACAAAGCGTGGGCTACAGCATCAAGCCCGGGACCGCTCACAGGTCCTGGACGAGTTCGAGGAACCACACCTCGGGAAGTTGATCAAGAAGATTCTCAGCAGTATTCCTTCCACCACCCAGCAGGAGACAACATGACAGCACCGAACACGAACCTCGGGATGACCTTTGACGCAACGCAGGTTGCACCACAGTCCCGACCGCCGGCACTCCCGACGGGCTGGTACAACGTGATGATCACGCAGGGCGAGATCAAGCCGACGCGGAACGACCCTAGCCAGTACCTCGCCGAGCTGGGCATGAAGGTCATCGACGGTCCGCACGCCGGCCGGATGGTCTTCCATCGTCTCAACCTGTGGAACAAGAATCCGGTCGCTGTCGAGATCGCGCAGGGCGAGCTGTCCGCGATCTGTCACGCAACTGGTGTGTTCCAGGTCAACGACCTTCAGCAGCTGTTCGGCAAGCCGCTGATGGCGCGTATCGTGTACAGGCCGGCAGATGGTCAGTACGACGAGAGCAACGATGTCAAGGGCTTCGCGAAGCCTGGCGAGAAGCAGACCGATGATGGGTCCGCACCAGCCCCGGCAGCGAACGGTGGACCGGCAGCACCGGCCGGTACCCCGCCGTGGGCGGGGGGTGGAACTCCGGCCCCGGCACCACAGGCACCCCCTACGGCCCCGGCACCCCCTACGGCCCCGGCACCGACACCACCGCCGGCAACGGCCCCGGGCGGGGCACCGCCGTGGGCGCAGAGCGGGGCACCGGCGAGCGCAGCTCCTATCACACCGCCGTGGGCGAAGTAGCGTGAAGGGAAGGGAGAATGCCGTCACGACGGAAACGGCGGGCCTGATTGGCCCTTGATGGGTTCGACTCCCATCCTCCCTTTTGATTATGAATAAGACTAAGACGCAGCAGGCCATCGATGCGCGAATCGAGGAACGACAGGGGTCTAGCTTCCGTCGGCACCTTGGTGCTTCGCTTATTGGTCATCCATGCAGCCGCTACGGCTGGTATGTATTCCGTTGGGCAAAGGCTGTCCGCCATCGGGCACGTCTGCTCCGCTTATTTGATCGTGGCGAGCTGAAAGAGCAAAGATTTGTTCGTTGGTTGCGCGACGCGGGCGTCCATGTGGTCACGCATGATCCGAACACCGGGAAGCAGTACCGCGTATCTGACCATGATGAGCACTTCGGTGGTTCTCTGGACGCAGCGCTATTTGACACACCGGACTTCCCGGCTACTTGGGTACTCGGCGAGTTTAAGACACACAACGCGAAAAGCTTCAAAGAGCTAACACAGAAGGGTGTCAAAGCGGCGAAGTTCCAGCATTATGTGCAGATGCAGATTTATATGCACTATACTGGCATGCCCTTCGCGATCTACTTCGCTATCTGCAAGGACGACGACGCGCTCCATATCGAGGTTGTTGAGTACGCTCCGGAAGTCGCGGAGATGTACATCGAACGCGCGGGTAAGATTATTCGTTCTACTGTACCGCCGGAGCGTGTCGCAAACGCCTCGCCGGGGTGGTTCCTGTGCTCGTGGTGTGATTTCAAGGACATCTGCTTTGACGACGCACCTATGGCTGTGAACTGCAGAACGTGTAAGTACAGCAGCCCAAGAGAACAAGGTACATGGGCTTGCCAGCAGCGCGGGATTTCCTTGACCGACGCCGCGCAACGTAAGGCATGCGAACTCTACACACCGATTACCGGATAAAAGCCCTCCGCGAAAGCACTACATGCTTACTCCACGCGACTACCAAGAAGCCGCGATCCATAGTATCTACGACTACTTCGTAGAGAACAACGGAAACCCGATCGTCGCGCTACCCACAGGTACGGGCAAGTCTGTGGTTATCGCCGAATTCATGCGTCGTACCATCCTTCAGTATCCGCAGACGCGTATAATGATGGCAACGCATGTCAAAGAGCTTATCGAACAGAATCTCAAGCACGTACTCAAAGCGTGGCCGACTGCTCCGATCAGTGTCCACAGTGCGGGTCTAAAGCGCCGTGAGCACGGTACACCTATCGTACTCGGTGGTATTCAGTCTATGTATCGTCGTCCGGAACGTTTTGGGCACGTGGATCTGTTGATTGTCGACGAGTGCCATTTGGTCAGTCCGAAGGGCACGACCATGTATCGCAAGTTCATTGACTCACTCAAAGAAGTAAATCCGTATCTGAAGGTAATCGGATTTACGGCGACAGCGTTTCGGCTCGGGCAAGGTATGTTGACAGATACAGATGGCTTGTTCACAGACATCTGTTTCGACATGACCGAACGTGAGTCCTTTAACTGGCTAATAGCGCAAGGATGGCTCGCTCCGTTGGTTCCGAAGCAGACACAGGCGGAACTGGATATCACCGGGGTGAAGATGTCTGGTGGCGAGTTCGTACTGTCTGACCTACAGCAGAAGGTGGACAAGGATGTTATCACCATCGCCGCCCTCAAGGAAGCCGTCGTCCTTGCTGCAGAGCGTAAGCACTGGCTCATCTTCGCAAGCGGTGTCGAACACGCCGAGCATGTTGCTGACTTCCTTACAGACCACTTCGACATTCCGTCTGCGGCTGTACACAGTCGACTCACTACTGAAGAGCGTGACAGACGCATCCAAGCTTTCAAGAATGGTGAGTTACGTGCGTTGGTCAACAATAACATCCTTACGACAGGGTTCGACTTTCCGGCGATAGACTGTATCATCGTGCTACGCCCTACGGCCTCCCCTGTGCTGTGGGTTCAGATGCTAGGGCGTGGGACGCGCCCGTCTCCCGGTAAATCGAACTGCCTCGTACTCGACTTCGCGGGCAACACGAAGCGCCTTGGTCCAATCAATGACCCTGTGCTGCCTCGCAAAAAGGGCAAGGGTCCGCCGGGGCCGCCCCCTGTGCGGCTCTGTGAACACTGCCAGTGCTATAGCCATGCCTCGTGCCGGTTCTGCGAGAACCCGGAATGCGGTATGGAGTTCCCGCGCGCTATCAAGATAACCACACAGGCAAGCACGAGTGACCTCATTGCCGGGCTTGTGCCGCGATTTGAAACGGTGCAGGTTACGCACGTCACCTACAGCATTCACAAGAAAGCTGGCAAGCCAGATTCTATGCGCGTGGATTACTACTGTGGTCTACGTCGTTTTCGCGAGTACATCTGTTTGGATCACGGTGGCTATGCCGCGCGACTTGCTCGTCAGTGGTGGCAGATGCGCAGTCCTTGGGGTCCGCCTCCGAATGTTCACGAGGGCATGAAGGCCGTCGAGTATCTTCGCGTGCCAAAGACACTCACGATTGCCAATAACGGTAAATATCCGGAGGTGGCAGGGTATGGATTCGAATGAAAAGCGCGAGTTTGCCAAGTGGTGCGAATCGTTTCGCGAAATCTTCGGTTTGGATGCACGCGTTATCATGCACCCGAAGACGGCAGAAAAGATTTGGACACCAGACGAGATTCAAGCTCTTAAAGATCAAGGAAAACTGGTAACGTATGAAGTACGACGTTCCTAGTATGCTCAAGTTAGCACGGAAGATACACGAGATGCGTGTGATTCCTTCGTGTATGACGTGCAACAACTTCGAGGAAGAAACAGAGCACTGTCGGCTCTTCCAGCAGCGTCCTCCAGCAAGAGTAATCGCTTACGGATGCGAGTATTGGGACGATCTCGAAGCTTTCTAAAGATCACATTGACTACACAGCGAGGAACCAGTGCTGTTAGAGATGATTTCGAAGGCTGAACAAATCTACATCTCGAAATCAGCCGAGTTGTGTGTACTTCAACGGAAGATTCTGAATCAACCTCCTGGAACACTGCTGCGCTTACCGGAACCGACACCGACCGGAATCGCCTACTGGCTCGCGCACATTACGCATAATCCAAACGGGCGGCATCGTAAGCGGCGGAATTACGCCATGGCGTATTACCGCAAGCAGAAGATCATTTACAATCCGCTGAACCTCGCCGACATGGATTCAGACTTTTTGCTGGATCTAGTACTTCACGAACTCGGACATCTCTTCACATACCGCTTTCTTAACATGACCGGACACGGTGATGCGTGGAAGGCGGTTGGCGAAGTGGTCGGATACGCTACAGTCGGCTCGACCAGTTCAAAAAGGCGTCGGCAGTATCCGACGTTCGCTGCCCACAGTAACGCTGACGTATCCGTGAAGCCGTTGCAAGGTCGCGTCCTTGTCGAGAATCGGTCCACTGTACGTAATCCGGTTCAGCTCGTTCATACCATATGTGACACGTACCGGCACGAGTCGCGCAAGGAGATTATCGCCCGTTGCGTCGCTCGTGGAATCAACCCGAATACGGCGGCGACTCAGTATGCGAAGTGGAAGAAGGATCGGGAATTACGGGTTAGATTCGGCATCAACCTCCCCGATTAAGAGAGTTATTGACAGGGGTTGGTCACTCATGTTAAGTTACTATCGGGTACGGACAAAAGGGTAACCACTTCAAGGAACCGCAATGTCACATGTCAAACTCTCGAGTCTCGCTGTCGGGCAACCGTTCATCGCTTCGTGGCGCGAGGCGGGTGCCCAGATCGGTGTGCTGGAGCACAAAGGACTCGGTAGCTGCACGGTGAAGATTCCACTCCCGGACGGCACACGTCTGGAGACAACAACGTGGTCACCGGGGACGATGGTCATTCCTGCGACGCGCGAGGAGTTCAACGCACAGCGTATCGGCAATACGGACCGAGAGCGCAGCACGGCGGATAACCCCGTACAGCGCGTTCACGAGATTTGCGCAGAAATGGGTGGTCGTGCGACGGTTGGTCAGGTCGTGGAGCGTTGTGTCGCCGAGGGCATCAACAAGAATACAGCCAAGACGCAGTATTACGCGTGGCGGCGTCAGAACTAGGTGTTCACACAATGGGCAGAACGGTGCTCAGCCCAACCCAATGAGCACCAAATCTACAAGGGAGACCAGCAATGGCCAGCAAGAAGAAGCAGAAGGAGCAGGTCGAGGGTACCGTCGAGCAGACGCTCGCCGAGGGCCCGCAGAAGCAGCCGAGCCAGAACGGCGTGACTCGTCCGCGTTCGGGCACGGCGACGGGCCGTGTGTGGGAGATCGCAGATGAGCTGTCGGCTGCCGCTGGTGAGCCGGTCGCCCGCAAAGACGTCATGGCACAGGCGAAGGAAGAGGGTCTCAACGAGGCCACGATCGCCACGCAGTACGGTCGCTGGCGTCGGTTCCACGGCCTCGCTCGCCCCAACGCGACGAAGCAGCAGGCCGACGAGCCGTCCGAGGTCGAGGTTACCGAGGACGACGAGTAGCACCATAACGTAGGGCTTCAAAGAGTGTAGGGGTACGGTGATCCGCACCGTACCCCCGCTCTTCCCTTAACAGGTAGCCAGATGACCTACCAAATCAATCAGCAGGAACCCCAGCGCGTTGAACGCGACGCTGCTGGACGTTTGTTTGTCCACAGTATCTTCAAAACCATTCAAGGCGAAGGACCGTATGCAGGTCGTGCGGCACTCTTTGTTCGTCTGCACGGATGTAATCTTCAGTGCCCCGGCTGCGACACTGAGTACACGAGTGTCAAAATGGCTCTCTCGCCTGACGTACTGCGCAACATCATCTTCTGCGAGCATAACTGGAAAAGTGGACTCGTAGTGATTACTGGCGGAGAACCCTTCCGTCAGAACATCACTCCCCTTGTGGTCAATCTCACGCAGTTTGGCTATGAGGTACAGGTCGAAACCAACGGTGTGCTCTATCCCGGAGACGACTTTCCGTGGCAGGATGTCACTGTGGTGTGCAGCCCGAAGACTGGTAAGATCCATCCAGAGACCGCACAGCGAGTCCACGCGTACAAGTACGTTCTCTCGGCCGGGGGTACACACACCGACGGGTTACCACGTACGGCCCTAGGGCACCCCCTACAAGGCCACCACCAGTATATTGCTAGGCCACCTGTTGGGTGGCGTGGCCCTATTTACATCCAGCCAATGGACGTGAAGGACGAGCACGAGAACGCCAAGAACATGCAGGCCGTTGTTGACGCAGTTATGGAGCACCCCGACAAGCACTACATCATGGGCGTACAGATGCACAAGTTGACGAGGCTACCGTAGATGCTGATACCTTACAACGGTACGGGGTTGCCATGATTAGCGAAACACGTTTGAAGGAAACGCACGCGCGACTGAGTTCGTACAACCGGCGTCCGGCAGAGATCGTGTACTCAGGAGCCGACCAGCGCGAAGATGACAGAGCGTTGATCGGCGGGATGAGCTGTAAGCGCTGTGGCTCCCCGATGCACGATCCAAAGAAAACAGCTGAGTACGTGCGCAATCTGCCAATGGGTAAATTTCTGTTGCATTCATTCTACGAATGCACGAACTACATCTGCAAGTGGGGCAGGCGATGAAAAAGGCGGTCGTAGTGTTCTCCGGTGGTCAGGACTCGACGACGTGCTTGTACGCAGCACGAGCGGATGGCTACGCCGTCCACGCGATTACCTTCGACTACGGGCAGCGACACAGGCGTGAAATTGAAGCAGCACGTATCATCGCGGAAATGGCCGATGTCACACACGAGGTGATCGAGCTCGGCAAGGGGGTGCTGCAAGGCACCTCCCCGTTGGTGTCCGAGAACGAACTCGAGCAGTACGATAATCCTCAGGCTTTGCCGGGAGGGCTCGAGAAGACATTTGTGCCTATGCGAAATCAGCTGTTCCTGACCATCGCAGCGAACCGAGCATACGTGATCGGTACGAACGTAGTCTACACCGGCGTCTGTCAAGAGGATTATGGTGGATACCCGGACTGTCGCCGATTGTTCATCGACGCCGTCGAACGCGCCAGCTCTCTTGGAACGTTCACGGGAGAGCCGGACACGATGGACGAGCTACAGATTGTGACGCCGTTGATGTTCATGTCAAAGGAAGACGCGGTGAACTACGCGCTTACGCTCGATGGTTGCTACGAAGCGCTTGCGTACAGTCACACGTCCTACGCAGGGGAGTACCCACCGTCCAGCAAAGACCACGCATCGCTTTTGCGTGCCAAGGGATTTGCTGCGGCTGGTGTTCCGGACCCGCTTATCTTGAGGGCTTACCTCGAGGGTGCTATACCCACGCTGCCGGACTCGCCGAACTATAAGAACGGCGCTCTCGGGTACTACCTCGATGCGATCGCGACAGTCGTGGGGAAGTACTAGCATGCCCTACACAGCCGAGCGTTACCATGACTTCAGCGCTGGTCATCGTGTATACGGGCACGAATCCAAGTGCGCTCACCTGCATGGTCATAACTATCGAGTTCACTTTGTTTGTGTCCCTGCAGAGGATCTCGATAGCGTTGGTCGCGTAGTCGACTTCTCCGTCATCAAGAACAAGCTGTGTAACTGGCTCGAGGAATGTTGGGATCACAAGACACTCATCTGGATCAAAGATCCGCTGTTGAAGGATCTACAGCTGATCGATCCGCAGGGTGTTCTCCCGGTACCTTTCAACCCTACGGCTGAGAACATGGCGCAGTTCTTGGTAGACGTTGCCGGTCCTACCTTGTTGAAAGGAACGGGTGTTGTACTGGCACAATGCAGGGTAGAGGAAACCCGTAGGTGTACGGCCACGTACACGGCGGACCAGTATAATCTCAACGTGCAGAAAAACAAGGAGCGGTCGTGAGTCGCTACACACCTATGGAACATGCTGTCACTGAGATTCTTATCAGCGTCGGTGAGAACCCTGCGCGCGAGGGTCTTCAAGACACACCGATGCGTGTCGCGAAGGCCTGGAGGGAGTGGACTTCCGGGTACGGTGTGGACGTCACACGCCTGTTCAAGGAGTTCAAGGACGGTGGCGAACGCTATCAGGAGATGGTGCTTGTACGAAGCCTGCCGTTCTACAGCCACTGCGAGCACCACCTGGCTCCGTTCTTCGGCACGGCGGATATCGCGTACATCCCAAACGGCAAGATCGTCGGGCTGTCCAAACTCGGTAGGCTGCTCGACGCTTACGCGAAACGCTTACAGGTTCAAGAGCGTCTGACGCGACAAATCGTCGAAGCCCTTGTGGACAATCTTCAGCCGCTTGGCGCTGCGTGTAAGATCAGTGCGCGTCACCTCTGCATGGAATCACGAGGTCTGTGCAAACAGGGACATGAGACTGTCACCACGGCTTTAGACGGAGTGTTCCTCAGTGATCCGGCAGCACGAAGTGAATTTCTCGCGAGTGTACGGTAACACGCTCTTAGTCTGGAGTTACATCGCCGCTATTGTTGCGGCGAACGTTACCATCGCAATCTTCGGACCAGTGGCAACCCCTATCGTCGCCTTTTTGATGATAGGGGCAACACTGACCCTTCGTGATAAGATTCACGATCGTCTTGGTCCAAGGGTGATGCTGTACCTCGTACCCGCTGGTACCGCGATCTCTTTTGCGTTTAGTCATGACGTTATGAGAATCGCTCTTGCCGGAGCTGTAGCGTTCGGTGTGTCGGAAGCTGTCGATACAATCGTTTATCACGTACGTCGACACAGCGATTGGATGGAACGCGTCCTCACATCCAATGTGGCAAGCGCCGCTGTCGACTCCATTGTGTTTCCTGTACTCGCCTTCGGAGGATTTCCAATCTGGATAATCCTCGCTCAATTCATCGCGAAAAACATTGGCGGCGCCATGTGGGCATGTATCATCTGGAGAACAAAGACATGAAAGTGTACCTCGCGGGACCGATTACGGATTGCAGCTCAGAAGAGGCGACAGGCTGGCGTAACTACCTCAAATCAAGATTACCTGAGATTACATTCCTTGACCCTGTCGACTTTGGGTTCACCACAGGTCAGCAATATGAACGTTATCTCGATCTCGTACCCGCGGACCTTGATGCAATTCGCCAGTGTGATGTATTCGTAGCGAATATGTACCGCCCTTCGATCGGCACCGCGATGGAACTGTGGGAAGCGCATTGTAAGCGTAAGCACATTGTCGTCGTGACCAAGATGCGTCATCCGTGGTTGCGTTATGTCGCACACGAGGTTTATCAGGATATCTACGAGGTGGTTGGTCATTTGACGACATTGACAATCGTACATTGATCGTGTTACTATAAGGTCCACACTACACGGACCCCACATAAGGGTTACCAGCATGTACAAACTCGAGTTGTTTACGGAAGAACGGAGCCCGACGACAGGCGGGCTCGTGTTCCGAAGACACGAGATCATACGCCCTGCGGCAGAACTTCCGGACCAGTGGTGCGGTTATGTAATGGAGAAGTTCTTTCCACAGTCGTACGAATTTCGCGTACATGCAAAAGCCGACATCAACATCGATGAACTTGTGAGCTTCTGGCTCGAGCACGGCCCTGTCGGTAACCGATGAAGCATATCTTCACGTGTACGGATAAAGAGCGTTCTCTGCTTATACGTGCTCTTGACCGTTTCCTGTACATTGGAGCAACGGAAGGGTGGGCTCCACGAAGAGATAACCGTCCTTCCTGGACGGATGACTTCAGTGTAAAAGAACGCGATTTACTGCGTGAGATACTGAGAACGCTCAAAGGGCAATGAAGCTTTATCTCGCTGCGATGCTGTACAACGATTTTCGCGAGGGTAGCACAGTCTACCATCGACTCGACGATCGGGAAAAGCAAGCGGTACGAGAAGCACCGTACGTGCTTGACTCATATCACTACATCGGTAACGAGCGTATGGCAAACCGCATACGCTCTACAGGGAGACGGATTTTTCTTGACTCGGGTGCTTTCTCTGCCCACACTCAGGGCATCAAGGTGGATATATGGCAATACTGCGATTATATTCACCGAAATTCGGATCTCTTCGAAGTTGTATCTGTGCTGGACGCGATCGGTGATCCGGACCAGACATATCGCAACCAAATCACCATGGAGTCTGCGGGTCTACGGCCCCTCCCCTGCTTCCACTACGGTGAACCCGAAGAGGTGTTGGAGTATTATGCTTCAACATACGAGTACATCACAATCGGTGGCATGGTCCCTATCAGTTCACCGCAGCTAAAAATCTGGCTTGACCGGATATGGGGACGCTACCTCACCAACGACGACGGCACACCGAAGATCAAGGTTCATGGATTCGGCCTCACGTCTGTGCCTTTGATGGCTCGATATCCGTGGTACAGTGTGGACTCGTCGAGCTGGGTTCAGCTCGGCGGTATGGGCAACATCTTCTTGCCGCAATATGGCACAATCGCCGTCTCTGAGCACGCGCCACAGCGCAAGGAAGCTGAGAAGCACATCGATAACCTGCCGTACGAACACCAGAAAGTCATCGTTGACTACAT